GATACAATATCGGGCAGTCAGATTACGTTCACAGGAAATCCTGCAAGTTCGGATACTTTCTTTGGTATTGTCCTTGGTAATACTTTTGACATCGGAAAACCAACTGATGCAACAGTAGGTGCAGCAAGTTTATCTACAGATTTTTTTGTAAAGAATGCTCAGACCTTGACATCATTGTCAATGGCGGGCTCAACAAACGGAGCGTTGGTTGGACCAATAACTATTAGTGGTACGATCACGATTCCATCAGGGAGTACATTTGTAATTTTATAATGAGTAAATTAGAGACAAACACTATTGATAATATATCTGGAAGCAGTACGCTTACTGTAGGAGATAGTAATACTTCAACTATTTCTATTCCAAAAAATATTACGTTAGGTGCAAGCGGAACAACTATTACTGTACCATCTGGAGCAACGATTACCAACAACGGAACTCAAACAGGGTTTGGTGGAACTAATACTCCAATGTTTTTTTTAAATAAAACTGACACACAATCTATTTCAAATAATACAACTACAAAAGTAACATTTAATTCAGAACTTATTGACACTGATAGTGCAGTTTCTTCATCAACTTTTACTGTACCATCTGGAGAAGCTGGAAAATATTTTTTTGTTTTTACAGTAACTGCTGATTCTACAACTGATACAGATTATCTAACTCCTTATCTTTATCATCAAGGTGGTATTTATGCTAGAAATATAATGAGGTCTCCTGGCACTGGAAGTCTTACAGGAATAGTAAGTGGTATTATAGATTTATCTGTTGGAGAAACTGTTGAAGCATATGTTAGACAAAATACAGGTGGTTCAATAAACATTAGTGGAGAATCAGCAGAAAAAAGAACAACATTTACAGGATATAAATTAATAAGTTAAAAATAAATTATGGCAAACGGAACATTAAAAGTATCGAATATACAAACGAGCAGTGGATCAGGAACTATTACTATTGGTCAATCTGGAGAGACTGTTAATATTCCTTCAGGCACTACAGTTTCTGGTGCAGGTGCAAATACTCCATCTTTTTTTGCAAGTAATTCAGGAGCAAATCAAGACATATCGGATGCTACAGCTACAAAAGTAACTTTAGGAAATGAAGTTTACGATACAGCTAGTGCTTTTGCTGACAGTAGATTTACGGTTCCTAGTGGAGAAGCGGGAAAGTACTGTTTTGTTTTTTCAGCAGATTGTCATTCACTTGCAGTTGATAATTTAAATATTGCTACTTTATTAATTTATAAAAATGGTTCTACTGTTGGTGAAATAGCAGCAGATTTTAGAGATCATCCTGTAAGAAGATTTGCAGTAACAGGTTCAATAATTTTAGATTTGTCCGCAAGTGATTATATAGAATTATATGCAAACATTGATGACACAAGCGGTAGTCCAAGACTTGTAGGCGATAGTGGCTTTACAACTTATCTTGGCGGATATAAAATAATAGGAGCATAATGACAAGTATATTAAAAGTAGACACAATACAAGACACAGACGGTAATAACATTATCAACGAAAGTGGTAACACTATTACTATCGGTGCATCTGGTGACACAACAAATATTATAGGAACTTTACAGAATGACGGCGCTGCTGTTGGTGGAACTAATGAATGTAGATGGTTTGCGTCAGTTACAAACGACCAAACAATAAGTCACAACAGTCTTACAAAAGTTGCTTTTGCAAATGAAGTTATAGATTCGGATTCAGCATATGATCCTAGTACAAATTATCGTTTTACAGTGCCTTCAGGAAAAGGAGGAACTTATAAAGTAGAATTTGGTTTTTGGTTAGCTGACAGCGCAAGTAATCTACAACAAGTTGAAGGGTATATATATAAAAATGGCGTAGAATTATTTAAACTTAGATCACAACACAATTCTGATGGAGAGTATGCTGGATATGTAAATCTGAGCAGTATAGCTGTTTTATCTGCTTCAGATTATTTAGAGGTATATGTTTATATACAAGAATCCTCTTCTGGTTCAAGTGAAATATCTGGAAGTGGAAATAACGCAAAATTTAGAAATTTTTTTAGTGGGTACAAATTAATAACATAGGATAAATTATGGCATTAACTAGACTAGGACCAAATCAATCAGTAAACTTAGCAAGCAATGTTACAGGAACATTGCCAACGGCTAATGGTGGTACAGGTGCAACTAGCTTTACAGCAGGTAAGGTTTTACAAGTTGTTAGTGCAGCAGATAGTACAGAAAGAAGTACATCATCAGCTACTTTTTCTGATATTATTTCAGCATCAATCACTCCATCTTCAACATCAAATAAAGTTTTAGTTATTTATGGTGTTGCTGGAATAAGAAGAGGAAGTAGTAGTGGGTATATGAGTGCAAGAGTAACAGATGGTGCTTCTTTTACTCAATATGTTGGTCATGCAATGTTATATACTGCTACAACCAGTTCATTAAGAATAGGATCTGCAAATGGAAGTTTTCTTCATGACGCAAATACAACTTCAGCAAAAACTTATACAGTTCAGTTTAATAGTTCTGGAGATAGTGGTACTGTAATTGTTGGAGATAATGGAAATTCTAAATCTACAATAACATTAATGGAGATAGCTGGATGATAATAGATGCAATATTAAAAATAAATCCTAGTGCAAAAGTTACAGTTGTTGGAAGTGATATAGATACTTGTGAAATACATTGGTTAGAAGGAACAACACCTATTCCTAAAGCTGACATAGAAGCTAAGATGGCAGAGTTACCTACTGCTGAAGAAGAAGCTACTCAAACAGAAACAGATAAATCTTCAGGTAAACAGAAACTCAAAGATCTAGGATTAACCGACGCTGAGATAAAAGCACTGACAGGAGCATAATAAATGCTCGGTCTTAGTTCTATATCCGAGCTACCAATATCAAGTAGCATATTTGATCCTAACGTTTCAATTAACGTAACAGGTAATCCGTTAACATTATCTATTGGTGCAGCAACAACACTAGCAGGTGCCCTTGTTAATGTAACAGGAAATCCTTTAACAGCGGCTACAGGAAGTGTAGTAATTAACGCTGCAGCTAATGTAACTGTTGCAGGAAGTGGACTAACTTTAGCTGCAGGAAGTGTAGTAATTAATGCAGCAGCTAATGCAACAGTGTCTGGAAACCAATTGACGTTAAACACAGGAAGTGTTACATTGATCGGTAAAGCAAATGTAACGCCTGATGCAACACCTTTGACTATAACTGTTAAGGATGCAACGGCAATAACATGGAGTGAAATAGATCCAAATACTAATAGTGTTTGGGTAGAAATAGACCCGATTTAATATGGCATCAACATTTTCAACAAATTCAAAATTAGAAATTATCACAACTGGTGAAAAAGCCGGTCTTTGGGGTAATATAACAAACACTAATTTACAGATATTGGAGCAACTTGCTACAGGTTATTTATCTTTAGATGTAGCCGCTGCCGATGTAACACTAGCCTTGGACAACGGAGCAACATCCAATGGTAAAAATATATACTATAAATTAACAGGGACATTAGCTGCTAATAGAACCGTGACGATGCCTAGCGGTGCTGAAAGATATTTTATAATAGAAGATGCAACAACTAGAACTACGAGCAATTTTACATTAACTGTAAAAACAGCTTCGTCTTCTAATCCTGTAACAATTGCACCAGGGTCTATCGTAAGTTTAATATCTGATGGAACAGATACAACAGAGTCTATTTTACAAAAAGGATATTATACAGTTAACTCTTCATCTGTAACCACATACACTGCTGTAAAAAATGATCAAATAATCGGAATAACAAATACTAACCCTATAACAATTACACTACCAGCTTCTGCTGCGACAGGAGACGAAGTAACTATTATAGATGGTGGTAACTTTTTTGCATCTAACAATCTTACAGTAAATAGAAATAGTCACAAAATAAATGCGGGAACTTCTAATTTAGTTTTAAATGTTAACGGTCAATCAGTAACACTTCTTTATGTTAACGTAACTGTTGGCTGGGTATTAAAGTCAACTAACCAGTAGGAGCGTTTGATATGGCTCTTATAGACTATAGTTTCAAACCTGGAATAGATAAACAGGATACAACATCTGGCGCAGAACAGCGTTGGGTAGATTCTGATAATGTTAGATTTAGGTATGGTCTACCAGAAAAAGTTGGTGGTTGGTCTTCTTTAGTATCAGATACAATAGTAGGTGTAGTTAGAAAACAACACTCTTTTGTTGATCTAGATGGTAATAGATACGTTGCATTAGGAACAGATAAATTTTTACTTGTATATTTTGAAGGACAGCTTCATGATGTTACACCTTTAAAAGCTACATTAACTTCAGCAACAATTGCAACCGTTAATGCTTCACCTACTTGTACAATAACAAAAGCCTCACATGGTTTAGCGGCTGGAGATATAATTTTATTAGACTCGGTAACTTTACCTGGAGGAACGGGTTTTTCTGCATCTGATTTTGAAGATAAAGTTTTTCAAGTAATTACAGCTCCAACATTAAATACTTTTACTATAACACAATCATCAAACGCTACAGGCACAGTATCTACTGGAGGTAGTCTAAGTATAAAACCTTATGAACCAGTTGGTCCTGCAGCACAATCTTATGGATATGGTTTTGGTATTGGTAACTTTGGAGGAACAGTATCTGGGGTTGCAACGACAACTTTAAATGGTGCACTTAATGCAGACACTGCTGGTACAGGAGGATCTGGTACAGCCATAACTTTAACATCAGTTACAGGTTTTCCAACAGGCGGTGGAACCATAGCTGTGGGCAATGAGTTAATAACTTATACGGGAATAAGTTCTAATGATTTAACAGGTATTACCAGAGGTACAAACGGCACAGCAACAGCTGGTACATCAAACGGACAAGCACATAGTGATGGTGCAACAGTTACAAATGCCACAAACTTTTCTGGATTTGGTAGTGCAGTAAATGCATCAACAGTAGTGCTAGAACCAGGTCTTTGGAGTTTAGATAACTTTGGACAGGTGTTAATTGCAACTGTTGCAAATGGTAAAACATTTACATGGAACGCTGGAGCTGCAACACCACTAACTACAAGAGCATCAACCACAACGTCTGGTTTTGCAACAGGCAGTAATCCAACTGCATCAAGAGTTACATTAATATCACCAACAACTAGACACTTAATTCATCTTGGAACAGAGACAACAATTGGTGATACAACCACACAAGATGATATGTTTATAAGATTTTCGGATCAAGAGGATATTAATACTTACGCTCCGTCTGCAACAAATTCAGCAGGAACATTGAGAATTCAAGATGGTACAAAAATAGTTGGAGCCATAAAAGCAAAAGAAGTTATTTTAATATTTACAGATAATGCTTTGTATACCATGAAATTTATAGGAGCTCCCTTTACATTCCAATTAGATCAAGTTGGAACAAACTGTGGTTTGATAGGTAAGAATGCAGTTGTTGAAATAGACGGTGCTGCATTTTGGTTAAGTCAAAAAGGTTTCTTTTTATTTGATGGTACAGTTAAATCTATACCATGCACTGTAGAGGATTTTGTTTTTGATAATTTTGATACTACAAAAGGTCAACAAGTTGCTGCAGGGTTGAATAATTTATTTACAGAAATAACTTGGTATTATCCATCTTCAGGTTCAACTTTTAATGATAAATATGTTGTATTTAATTATGGAGAGTCCACTGGTGTTCCGGGTGGTGTTTGGTACACAGGTACAGAGGCAAGAACTAGTTGGATGGATGCAACTATATATCCAACACCATATGCTACAAAATATAGTAGCACTGCTGATGGGACTTTTCCTGTTGTTATAGGTCAAGATGGTTTGGGGCAAACAAAATATTTTGAACATGAAGTTGGTACTGATCAAGTTAATGAGGATGGTTCAACAACCACAGTAACTTCATTTATAAAATCTTTTGACATAGATTTAGAACAAAAACAAAGAGACGCTAGAGGTAGGACATCTGGACCAAAAATAGCAGGTGAAATATTTTTAGCCATGAGAAGATTTGTGCCTGATTTTAAAAACTTACAAGGTAATGCTAAAATAAGTTTAGCTGTAAAAAGATATCCACAACAATCTGATTCTACAACCACTTTAAGTCCTTTTACTGTTACATCATCAACAGATAAAAAAGACACTAGAGCTAGAGGTAGATTTGTAAATGTTAAAATAGAAAATGATGCATCTAATGAGTCTTGGAGATTTGGTACATTAAGATTAGATATACAACCGGACGGTAGAAGATAATGGCAAAGATAAATATTAGAATACCAGAACCGAAACAAGATTATGATTTTTCCAACCAAAAGCAAATAAATAGAGCTTTGACTATTATGAAAGATCAATTAAACTCAACTTTTTTAGATGAATTAAAACAGGAGCAAGAGAGATTCTCTTGGTTTGTAAGTGGCTAATATATATAAAAATGAATTAGTGGATTTAACTACTACAGATAATACTGTAGTTTATACTACACCAGCAAGTTCTAGAGCTATAATAAAAAGTATATTAGTATCAGAGGACGCTGGGTCAGGCACTACAATAACTTTCACCATAACGAACGCTGCTTCTGCAATATTTAATTTATTTAAAGATAAAGCTATAGCTTCAAAAGCAACAACTGAGCTGTTAACTCACCCTTTAATTTTAGAAGAAAATGAGGTATTAAAGGCACAAGCAGCCGATGCAAATGAATTACACGTAATTGCATCTATATTGGAGATAAATAGAGACTAATGCCATTCATAGAAACAGAAGCTAAAAAAGAAATAAAAGAAATTAATGGTAAACCTACTGTGGTTCTTACACCAGAATGTGAGGTTACTTTAAAAAATTTAAAAACGGGTCAAGAATACATGTCGGATGCAGAGGCAGATAATGATGTAAATAACCCAGACACGGACACTAAAAGAGAGGATATCTCTAGAAGTGTAAAATTAACTGTAGAGTCTTTACCACTTGGAGGAGACTCAAAAATATAATAAGATGGTACGATGGCAATAACTAGAGCACAACAAGTAAGACAAATGTTAGAAGATGGGGGTATGTTAGTGCAACCAGGATTTGGTGGTGTAAGACAAGGTTATCGTGGTCCAGGGGAATATCAAAGTGGAAAATCTGATAAAAAAGAATCTGGTATGTCACCAGGTAGATCACAGGCTCAATTCGGACACACGGGTCATGCAGGTAAGACAGAGGATCAAGCTAAATCAGATCAAAGATTAGGTAATGACAGGCCTGATAGTGGACCCGGTTCAGACCCTTTTGCAGGACATAGTCAAGCAGAAAAAAAAGGTTTTCAAAAACAACAAGAAATAAGTAAACAAATAGAAGAGGGTACTTTTGAAACACCAAAAAAGAAAGGTTTTATTGAAACATTTAACGAAAAGAAAAGAAAGAAAAATCAAGAGTATTTACGTAATTTAAGAAATAAAAAATTTGAAGGTATCGCTGCTGCTTACGGTTTAAGTTCAGCGCAAATGCAAAAATTGTTGGACGCATATAGTGAAGATGAAGATGAATTTGATTTATCAACTTTTAGATCAATCGTAGATGCAGGTGCTCCTCCTAGTATAATACGTAGTGACCCTAATTTTTTAAAAGCACAAGAATTAGCCTTATCAAAAGGAATGGCTAAAGGTAATAAATTATCAACTGGAGCATTGTTTAGCACTGAAGACCCAACAACTAGAATAGACCTACCTGGTATTTTAGGTAAAATTCAAGGAGAAGAAAATTTTTCTAATGTACTATCAGGTTTGAATAGAATACAAACTTTAGATAAAATTTTAGATACACCAGGTGGTGTAAAACAAAGTGACATAGATAATTATTTTAATTTAACAATGGGTAAAGGTGGTGTTGATCCAGTCACAGGAGATACCGTTGATGCTCTTTTTACACCAAGAGACGACGATGGACCCTCACAAGTAACAGACCCATGTAAAGGACCTAATCCACCTGCATATTGTTTTATAGGTGGCAACGCACCAACAACACCAGATCCTATTTTTACACCAGCATTTAGATTCATGAACCGTGGTGGTATGGTCGAGGACGCACCTGTGGGAACAGGGATCATGGATCTTGAATCAGCTAGACAAATGATGTTCATAGGTGGTGTAGCAAAAGCAATTGGTAAAGGTTTAAAGAGTGCAACTAGGGCTGTTAAAAAAGTTGTTAAGTCACCATTTGGTAAAGCAGCTATATTAGGGGCTATTGGTTTTGGAATACCTGGAACTAGCTTTACTGGTATATTAGGAGGTAAAGAGGCTAGTTTTAGTCTTGGAGATATTCTTAAAAAAAGTTTATTAAAAGATAGTACAGGTGCTTTTAGTTTAGAAAATTTATCAGGTGGTAAGATAGCTGCCTTATCTGGTTTGGCTGGTTTAGTAGCTAGTAAACAAACAGAGGAAGATAATTTTGATATTGATAAATACTATGAAGAAGAAGGTCTTAAAAATTTTATAGCTAGTCTTCAACCAAGATATCGTTTAGGAACTTTCAATGCTGCAAAAGGTGGAAAAGCAGAGCCAGTGGCTAAAAAAACTATGCCTCTATTAGATCTAGATGGTAAGGAGATGGACTTTAGAGCAGAAGGTGGGTTTGTGCCTATAGGACGTATGGAAAAAGCAGATGATGTTCCAGCTAGATTATCTAAAAATGAGTTTGTATTTACAGCTGATGCCTT